GCTCTGTGTACCACTAACCTACCCTTTGGGTAATGCGGTCGGGGGAACCTTCTAAATAACTGTGAAATAGAGGTTCTCCCTAATACTATGGCTTGGGTAAGTAAAGGTAAGAAGTTTATGGACGTTGTTACCTACACAGGTAACGGTGATACCCAGACCATTGATGGGTTGGGCTTTAGTCCTGATTTGGTTTGGATTAAATCAAGGACCGCCGCAACTGGACACATACTAAATGACACAATCCGAGGAGCGGGGAGCTTGCTTAGCAGCCAGTCATCGGGCGTTGAGTCAGGTGATCCTGGAGATTTTATTACCTCGTTTGATTCAAACGGATTTACTGTCAATACTACTTTTGCAGGTGGTACCAACGGGAGTGCAAATGGGGGCAGCAATACTTTCGTCGCCTGGTGTTGGGACGCCGGAGATAATGATCCAGTTACCAATAACGATGGAACTATTGAATCTACAGTAAAGGCTAATCCTGATGCTGGGTTCTCGATTGCAACGTGGACTGGTAATGGTGTAGCTGGTGCAACCGTAGGTCATGGTTTAGGTGTAGCTCCGGCAATGATTATCACCAAAGATCGGACTGCTAGTAAAAACTGGTGCGTTTATCACGTTTCAACCGGTCCCACAAATATACTTTTGTTAAACCTCACTGACGGTACGACTGTTGGTGACAATTATTACAACACAACTCCAACGTCTACGGTCTTCTACAATCACGCCGGAAACCCTTCTTTTGATAGTCAACAAAACATAGACGGAAACGATTATGTATCTTACTGCTGGGCTCCTGTAGCTGGCTACAGTGCGTTCGGTACCTACACTGGTAACGGTGATGTAGATGGTCCGTTTATCTACACTGGGTTTAAGCCGAGGTGGATTCTCATCAAGAACGCAAGCACGGGAGGCCTCAATTGGAGGTTTATTGATACTGAGAGAAGTCCATTCAACCCCATGAGTAAGGTTTTATATCCTAACGTTTCTAATGCAGAAGCTACTAGCACCGTAAATCAAATTGACGCTTTGTCTAATGGGTTTAAGATTCGTGGCGATGGTACCGGCTCTAACACTTCAGGTGACACTCTCATCTACGCAGCTTTCGCCGAACATCCCGTCAAGCAGACTCAAGCAAGGCAGGTTGTAACCCTTTCCAGTGCTAGCTCCTTTGATAAGTTCCTTGAGGGAGATAAGATTGAGCAGTATGCCGGTGATGCTCCTGACGGAATCTTGGACTCCAAGGACGTTGATAATTCACAGCTAACGATTATTCCTGACGACCCTACCGCACTCTTCACTGCCGGTGCAAGTAACACTCTCACCAAACCTGTAACACCACCAAGCAATAAGCGTTGGACTTGGTGTGCTTGGGTGAAGCGTTCTGAACTGGGAACTCTTCAGACTCTGTTCTCTGCTGAAACCTCTAAGTTTTACTTTGACACTGACGACAAACTTAAGATCACCAGTGGTTCTTCTGATGTTGATATTGTCACCACTCAGGTGTTCCGTGACGCTTCCTCTTGGATGCACCTTACTGTCTCCTCCAACACGATCAGTGGTGAAGGTGTGAAGGTTTATGTCAATGAAGAACAAATCACTGACTTAGACACAAATACGCAGCCTGCTGTTGATTATAGTTGGGACTTTAACACCACTGGAACCGAGCAAGTTATCGGTAACGATGATAGTGCTAACTACTATTCTGGTTACTTGGCTGACATTCAGTTTGTTGATGGTCAGGCACTGGTTCCTAGTGACTTCGTTTACGACGCATCGTTTAGAGAAGACCAGCTTTATCCTAAGCGTTATGGTGGTTGGTATGGAACCCGTGGTTATCGTCTTGGGTTCTCTGATACTTCTAGCGTCACTACCTTTGCTTCCGATCAGAGTGGAAACGAAGACAATTGGTTGATGAGCGTTCCTGGTGGTCCATACCTCTCAACTACATTTGATGGGCAAACCGTGACGGGTGGATACACCGATTCAGCCACGACAAACGCCACGATGGCCATGGCAGGAAATGAAGTCAGCATGGCTCCCGGAAACAGCATAACAACTAACAACTTAGTTACAGTCGATACCACTACCTTTAAGTATTATGGTGCTTCCTTGAAGTTTGAAGATGTCGTGGATAATACTGACACTGGGTCATATTTGGTCTACGACACTGTACCAGCCGCCAATGATTCTAACTGGACGTTCGAAACTTGGGCCTATGCAATTCCTTTTACTGGTTTGGCTTCAGGCTCCCGCGGGCAGTGGATTATTTTTTATGGTGAGTGGGCGCATAATAGAGGGTTTGGTGTGTCGATTCGTTACGATTATTCCTCACCTCAGGATGGATATGAGTTAGAATGGATAGTAGGAAATAATTCCATTATAACACTAACAAGTACGACTAATTTTACAGCCAATGAATGGAACCATTTGACTGTTATGTCTAAAGACAATTATGTATATTTTTTCATTAATGGAGTTCCTGCGGGAGGTGGAAGTAGAGTAAATTACACTGCTTATAGCACTAACTATAAATTTATTGGTACATATCGCGACTCAAACTACGGTGCCGGCACCAGATCCCATTTCTCTGGATACTTGAATGACCTTGGTTGGTATACATATGCAAAGTACCCCACCACTGGTTTTTCTGTCGGTTTAGATGGTTCCCCACAAACATTTAGTGTAGTAGACACCCCCAATAACTACGGAGACGACAACGGTCTCGGTGGTGAGGTTAGGGGTAACTATGCGACGTTGAATCCGCTGGATATAGCATCCGTTGGTAGCACTCTCTCCGATGGAAACCTAAACATTATTGGTCAATACACCTCAAGTGATGATTCTGGTTTCGCCCGAGGCACAATCGGAGTCGATAGTGGAAAGTGGTATTGGGAAGTTACTATTGGAGAAGCGGATATCCGTTATGACATGATCGGTGTAGCAACGTCTGAAGCAGATATTAACAGTTGGTTAGGATCCGATAGCCATGGTTGGGGGTATTATGGACCCGGCGCTCTCTATAATCAGGGTTCAGGAGGGGGTTCTGCGGACGGCTATGTAACTGGAGATGTTATTGGTGTCGCACTGGATGTCGATGCAGGTACACTGCAGTATTACAAGAACGGCGTTGCGGGGGGATCCTTCAATAACCTCACCCCTGCAACCTATTTCCCTGCAGCTGGTCCGGGAGCAGTGGGCGTGACTCCTGGCGTAGTCCTGTGTAACGATACACTCAACTTCGGACAACAACCCTTCGCCTACCCAGCCCCAGTGGGCTTCAAGGCACTAAACACCACTAACCTCGAAGACGGACTTGTCAACCAAGGTAGCCGTTACATGGACGTTGTTACCTACACAGGTAACGGTGGGACTCAGACTATTGATGGGTTGAGCTTTAGTCCTGACTTTGTTTGGATTAAGCAGAGTGATTCCAATAACTCAGCATCTCACGTTCTTGTTGACACTGTTCGTGGAAATAACAACGTCTTGCGTACCAATGGAGCAGATGCAGAAAACGCAGCTGGCATAGACCCTGCGGAATTCGGTGGAATTACAAATCTGAGCACAAACTCATTTGATGTTACTGCAGGAGCCAGTCTTACATATCAAGGAACAAACGGATTAGATAAAACTTATGTCGCCTGGTGTTGGGACGCTGGTGACAACGCCCCTGCTGTCAATACTGCTGGCACCATCACTTCCACAGTGAAGGCAAACCCCACTGCTGGTTTCTCGATTGTTACTTATGAGGGGACAGGCGCTAATGCCACTGTGGGGCATGGGTTAGGCGTGGCACCGAAGCTCATCATTTGCAAGACGCGCACATCCGCAGTCAACTGGATCGTGTATCACGGCTCACTTGGAACTTACGACTTCCTGCGTTTGAATACAACCGACGTAACAGACAATAACTCGACGGTCTGGAATACCGCCCCAACAAGCACAGTGTTTGGCATCGGAAGCGCGAATGGCGTTAATCAGGATAGCGACGAGTATGTGGCGTATTGCTTCGCCCCAGTAGACGGGTACTCTAGTTTCGGCAGCTACACCGGCAGCGGCAACACGGATGGTCCGTTTGTGTATACCGGGTTTAGGCCAGCTTATATTCTTATCAAAAAAAGCAGCGCTGCGAGCGATCTAGGATGGTTTATTTATGATTACAAAACCTCTCCGTATAATTTTACTCCAGAGGCACTTCTGGCTAACTCCAGTGTGGGAACCCAAAATCTAAATGAGGGAACAGGTGGAGCAATAGATATTTTATCTAATGGCTTCAAATTGAGAGGCTCTTACACAGATGTTAATGCTTCAGGTGCCACCTTCATCTACGCCGCTTTCGCTGAGAACCCAACACAATACCTTCCCCAGTGATGCTTGTTCTTGACGGAAACCGACTAAAGATGGACAGACCCTTTACCCATAAGGGTCTCCAATATCCTAAGGAGTGGTTGAGGTTATCGACACCAGAGCAAAGGAAGGAAGTTGGAATTATTGAACTTCCAGACAACACCCCACAAGAAGAGTGGGACCAAGATAAGGAGAGAGTTCGTAAGGGTCTTATCAAACAGATGAGGAACGAAGCGAAAGCAATTCTCTCCGACACCGACTGGATGGTTATTCGGCAACTGGAAACAGGAGTGGAGATGCCACCAGAGGTGTCTGTGTTCCGCCAGTTCGTTCGGGAAGTCTGTTCCAGTCACATAGAGCGTCTAGAGAACTCGGCGGACCCTAGCGCCACCAAGAGGGGTCTGAAGGCTTTACCAAAAACCATTGACTGTGTTAGGATAGAAGTGTCCAACACCAATCAAAAATGACAGTAGAGGAAGTAAAATCAGAAGTCCAATTGCTGAATCTAAATAATATTAGGAAATATGCATGTCCTCGATCGAAGCAGGATGATTTTTATTCAATGTGGTCGCGTTTTGGACCAGAAGCAGCTCGCACTATCATGATTCCTTACATTTGGGAAGGTAAGTTTCCTCGACCTTCGGAGTATTTCAATGAGTGAACCACCAGTAGAACTCATGTATCGTCGTCCCGGTAGCGACGAACATGAAAATATTACAAAAGTACTCGACGACATCCTAACTCGATTGAAAGAAATCGAAGAAGAACTAGCATCAATGGACGTTTCTCTCGGATTAACCGACTAATCTAATGAAATCAGACAGAAATACAGAGTTTATGGGTCACGAATTTGGTACAAAAGTGCTGATTACTGACTTGGAAGCAGACATTTACCTCGAAAGAGCTAAAAAGTTGAGTGATTTGAAGGAAAAACCAGCATGGCCTCCAAATAAAGAAGATAAATAAGAGTAAACATACAAAAAAGAGCAATGGCCGTCAAGTTATCGAAGAAAGATAAGGCGTATATTGACATTTCTTTGTCATTTACACCCAGTTCGATAACTGGCGACCTTACTGTGCTCAAAAATGAGAGAGCAATCAACAACTCTCTCAAAAATATTATGATGATTTCGGCTGGAGAGGTTGTTTTTCAGCACGATGTAGGCTCTGGAGTGACAAATTACCTCTTCGATCCGATTGATCCAGCAACAGCTGGTGTTTTGCAGTTGGAAATCAAGAGATCTATCCAATATAACGAGCCACGAGTGGAAATTATCGACCTAACAGTAGAAGCACAACCAGATCAGCACAACTTTGCAGTTAATTTAACCTATAAAATTGTTGGATCGGAGCAATTGTTTGAAGTGGAGACAATTCTTGTTCCAACAACTGTGTGATAATGTGTTATAATCACATTATGAATGATTTTTATGTTTACAGTTACTTAAGGGAGGACGGAACTCCCTATTATATCGGAAAAGGAACTGGAGGTAGATACTACCATCCCAACCATCGCTGCGAAATTCCACCTAGAGATAGAATTGAATTTCTTTTTGCTGGATTAACTCCAGAATGGGCTTCGTTTTTGGAAATGGAATATATTGATTTTTATGGAAGATTGGATGATGGAACTGGAATTTTGGAAAATCTAACAGATGGGGGAGATGGAAATGTTGGAAGAGTGGTAACAGACCATTGTAAAAAAAGAGCATCAGAAACACACAAAGGAAAAGAAGTTTCTGAAGAAACTAGAAGAAGGCAATCTATATCAGCAAAAGAAAGAGGATTTAATGGTGGAGGTTTCCAAAAAGGAAATGAACCGCCAAATAAAGGAAAGAAATACGATTTAGGATATTGGTGGACTGATGGTAAACAAAATAAAAGACAATACGAATGTCCGGGAATTGGATGGTGGAGAGGAAGGGCCAATAAACAATGATAAATAACTGAAAGCAGTTAGTTATTACAAACAATGTCAGGGCCAATTAAGCTCACGGAAGTTGATTTCCAACAAATAAAAGATAATCTAATCTCTTATCTAAAATCAACCAAGCAATTCACTGATTTCGATTTCAATGGGAGCAATCTTCAGGTTATATTGAATTTGATTGCGTATCAAAGTCAACTAAATGCCTACAATGTCAATATGATTTCGAACGAGAGCTTTCTCGCTTCCGCAACTCTTCGAAATAATGTAGTATCTAACGCAAGAATGGTTGGTTTTGTGCCAACTTCTACCAGCGCTGCTCGAAATCTTATCAGTTTTCAATATCAGTTAAATTTATCAGATTATCCCAATGGATTTCCAATTTATTTGGAAATTGAACCGGGATTGGCGTTTTCGACTGCTTCTGGATCGTCAACTTTTATCTTCAACATCATTGATAAGCAAACTGGATCGGTTGATAACACTGGTTTGGTGAAATTCAAAGAAATTGAAATTCTTGAAGGAATTTATCTGAGTGAAATCTTCACTTATGACGCTTCTGACTTCAATCAGAGGTTCGTTTTGAGAAATCCAAAGATTGACACTTATTCAGTTAGAGTTGAAGTACAAGAGAACCCAAATGAAGAGGCACTGACATTCTACACTCAAGCATCTAACCTCGTTGAGGTGAATGGTGAGAGTACTGTTTATTGGTTAGAAGAAGTCAATGATGAATATTATGAATTGAGTTTCGGTGATGGGTATTTTGGTAAAGCACTTCAAGATGGTGCTGTTATCAATGTCTACTATTTGGTTACCAATGGTGAACTTGCCAATGGAATTCAAGGAACTACAAATTATGTGTTTTCTGGCAAAACAACAGATTCTTATGGTAACGCAATCGCAGATAGACCTACAGTTACTGAAGTTGGAATATCTAATGGTGGAAATGACCTAGAAGAAGTAACATCAATCAAAAAGAGAGCACCAAAATTCTACGCATCTCAAAATCGATGTGTTATTTCTGATGATTATGAGACAATTGTAAGAAATATCTATCCTGCTGTGGATGATATCTATGTTTTTGGTGGTGAAGAGTTGGATGTACCTGAATATGGAAGAGTTTATATCGCAGTGAAACCAAAAGGTGGTGACGCTCTTTCAGCAATCACAAAGAAATACATTCGAACATCTCTCGCTGATTATCGCATCGCTTCAATTGACATTCAGTTGATTGATCCAACCATTTTGTTTGTGGAAGTTGATACTTTAGTTTATTATGATGATAAGAAAACCATCAAAGACAATGCTGCCATTGTTGCTGATGTTAGTAACACACTTATTCAATATGGAAAGGCGGATGATGTTTCTAAATTTGGTGGAGCGGTAAGATATTCACGCATTTTAGGTGCGATTGACGATTCTGACCAATCCATTACTAGAAACAACACAAGTCTTCGAATGAGAAGGGATATGGGTGCTATTATTGATACTTTAGCATCTTATGAAGTGTGTTTCCTGAATGCGATTGAAGAAAACTGTAGAGGTGGTGGTAATGTATGGTCTACTGGTTTCTTCCTAACTATTGATGGAGTACAAGACACCAAAACTTATTATATGGAAGATGATGGTGAGGGCGTAATGAGAACATTCTATTTTGACTCTCTGAATAATAAAATTATCGCCAATTCCAACATCGGTACTGTTGATTATGTGAAAGGTGAAGTGATGATTGGTTATGCTGTTCCAATTATGATTTACAATACTGTTGAACCCAACGATATTGTAGAAATTAGAGCAATTCCTGTCGAACAGGATATTATTGCGGAACAATCGATTTATCTTTCACTTGATATCTCAAAATCAGATATCAATGCTGTTGTAGACACTAAAATTGCTGGATCCTGATGAAAAACATCATCGTAACCCCATCTTCACAGGTAGACTCTACCTTACCAAAGTACATCTATCAGAATTATAGCAATTTCGTCAATTTTATGACGAAATCAGCAGAAAGTGAGGAGCGCATTGGTTTTGCTCAAGATTTGCTTCAAAATCTGCAGAAATACAGGAATTTTGATACTTATAAGAAAAACATTGTACAGTATGGCACACTGAAGCAGAATATTAGTGCCACAGAAGAAGATGAATTGGTTTTAGAGGATGGTTTTGGATTTCCAGACACAAATGGGGTTTTGTTGATTGATGATGAGATTATTCTCTATCAAACAAAAACAGGCAACACTTTTAGTGAATTACAGCGAGGCGCTTCAGGTACGATTATCCTTCCTACCTTCAGAACAGAAGGAGAATACGCAAATACAACAGCAGCATCGCATTCTGCTGGATCTTCTGTCAAAAATATTTCTGTAATGTTTTTGGTGGCAATGTTGGATACGATTCACGAATCCTTCACACCAAACATTTCCTCATCAAGAATCGATCCAGCAATCAATCGATCTACACTC